TATCGTATGGGTAGTCAACCCTCCACAAACGTGGAAAGAAACGATCCGGGCTACTTACATGCAGTTTGATAATGTAATTGACGCCCAAGAGTATTCACGGGAGTTGCAGCGTGACTTTGAAGAGTATGAGAGGCGGCAGAACTTCGTCCCACTTACCGACCAGAGAACCGTAGACGGCCTTATAGCTCGTTATAAGGGCACCACGGACTACAAGAAGCTGGCAGATAACTCAAAACGAGCATACATAGCTATGCTGGATCAGGCGTCAGGCTGGTATATCGGCGGTTCTAAGACGCGGTTTGGTGACATGATGGCTCGTACCGTCTCTGCAGACCATGCTGATCAGCTTTATCAGGAGATTTGTGAGGCTGTGTCTCCGCACCGGGGCGAGTTTGTGATCAAGGTGCTGCGTAAGGTCTGGTTTAACGCCTTCCGTGCGGGAAGAGTTGCTGGAAACCCTTTTTCTAAGATGGGCCTCAGTGGCCTACCACCCCGAGCAATCAAGTGGACGGAAGAACAAGTCCGCCAATTTATTGACACTGCGGACGCTATGAACCGCTCTAGCGTCGGAACTTTGGCGCTTTTGTGTTTTGATCTGTGCCAACGCCCGGGAGACATGATCAAGCTGACCCGACAGAACCTGATTGGTGATGTGATGGTGTTCGTTCAGGAGAAAACCGGCACTCCAATGGAAGTACCTGTCTCGCCACGTTTGCTGCAGCGTCTAGACATGTCGCCTGAAGCGACAGATGACGAGTTTATCATCTACGAAGCAACTAACCGCCCGTACCAAGACCGCTGGGGCTACAATAAGGTGGTCCGTAAGGTATTAGCCCGGGCGGGATTGCCCAAAGAGCTTCAAATCCGTGATCTACGGCGCTCTGGGGCCACTTTGCTAGGCGAATCCGGCTGTACTTACGATGAGTTGCGGGCCGTGACCGGGCATAAAAGCGCCCAAGTATTACAAACCTACGTTAAAACAACCCAAACTCTTGCGGGTAACGCGATGAGGAAGAGATTTAATCAATGATTGTACAAGATAGTTTTATAACTGACCCTGAAATGCTGGAAGCATTCGTTCAACAAGAAAATTGGTCAGACCAATTGCAAGAAAAGACCATGTGGTACCCCGGATGGTGGGTAAGAGAGCCGGAGAACCTCTGGGAGCGCACCATTGTTTCTATTTGGAAGAATCTGGTGTCTGACACCTCAAAAATTCAGGGCATAGAGTACTGGCTGAATGTTGTTGCTGCCGGAGATGGCATGCAGTGGCATTTTGATAAGGACGAGACAGTGTATGAGAGGGACGGGACTGTTATCTCTCCTGCTATTGGCTCTGTCTATTATCCCGTGCCTAATACCGTTCAGGGCGGGTACTTAGAGATTCAAGACGAAGCTAAAGAGATAGAACGAATAGCCCCGGTGTTTAATAGAATGGTAATCTTTCAGTCTGATCACTTACATCGCGTTAGCCCGGTGTATGCAGGCCCGCGCTTTGTTTTTGTCACTAATATCTGGACGGCGAAAATACCGGAGGCATATCAAGATGACCATAAAAGTACCGATGCAGTCGAACAATCGTCTGATGATTGATGATATTTTGAAAGAGCAGAAAAAATATAGAGTAGTGGATAAACCTAAGTTTCCGGCGATAGGTCCGTCTATAGAAATCAAGCAAATGCCCGGGTGGTTCTTTAAAACACTAGTTATTGCGATTCCTATCATAACAATTGTAGTGGTGGCAGGATTGATGAGTCTGTACCAAAAGTTTGCTTAAAAATTAAGCACCATTTCAAACTTTTTCCAACTAAACCGATTTTTGAAAAAATAATCGTTTATTTTCAATGCGGTGGTAGGCCCGGCAGGACTCGAACCTGCGACCAAAGCGTTATGGTAGTTTTATTTTATTTCAATGGGTTAACGGGCTAGGTAGTTAGAAGCCCCATAACTAGTGTCACTACATGGCTATACAGAAGCACTAACTAATGTTATTTTAGCGAGGCCCCTTCGGGCCGAGCTATACCCACACCACTATGAATACATACTCAGAACAAAAAGAAACCATTGCTGCCATCGACGTAAGGGATGGAGAATCAAAACGTATCGATTGTCCGTTCTGCTTTGGTAGATATACCTTCACGATTACAAAGAAAGACGGCAAGACGTTTTGGAACTGCTACAAGGCAAGCTGCACGGCCAAAGGACAAGATCGTACCGGGTATGGACTAGAAGCAGCTAAAGCACGGATCAATGGCCGCAGCACTGAACTTAAAAGACGATCTTTGCCCCTGCCATCGATAGTATCGAATCCAAGGCACCACATTTACGTCATGCAATATCTGGAAAAGGTAAATTGTTTAGATGCTCTGTCTAATCATTGGTTAGATATAAAGCTTGATCCAGCCCGGAATAGAGTTCTGTTCTACATGAACGATGGGCTAGGGGCCGTAGGGAGATCCGTTAACGATTCTAAACCTAAATGGCTATCGTATGGCGATACCACAGGGGCTTTGTTTGTTAAGCCCGACAATAAACATTGCGTGGTTGTTGAGGATGCTGCTTCGGCTTGTTCAGTAGCCCGGTTGGACGGCATAACTGGTGTCGCATTATTGGGCACAAACATGAGTGCATTACAACAACAACAGATCCTCAGATACCATACCGTTACGATTGTGCTTGACAAGGATGCATCGCGTAAGGCTATAACATTAGCGTCACAATTAAGGAGTAGTGCAACTGTCTCGACGATTAATATCCGATTTACTAAAGAAGATCTTAAGTACTTAAGTAAAGACGAAGTACGGGATTTGTTGCAGGCATAAAGAAATGAAAGCAAGAGCTATAGCAATTATTGATTTTGAATTTAAGAACGGTTTTATTGAAGCTGCTGAAGAACAAAAGAAACTAGAGGCAGCAATAGAAAATTTAGTTAAGGGTACAAGTAGCGTCGTCTACCATGAAGTAGACATGCGGGAGCGGAGAAGTTCAGACCGTACCCCCAACCTGAAAAAAATGAAGATTAGGTTAAGCTAAAGCTTTTCTTCTGACACTAGTTGGTGCTATAGTCGATGTCGTTACGAGAAACCAATTACGGCATCGACTTGAATGGATATAAAAATTCTAAAGGCACTACTGTCCCACAATGTTTATCAAGAAAACCAACCATCCCTCAACCCGTCGCTCTTTGAGAGTTCTGCAAAAACTCTCTTCAACTGCATTGCCGAAGGTCACCAGAAGTACTGCAGGGATCTCACACAAGACGACGTTGAAGCCCTCTACTTACTCCAGTACCCCGTAGCAACTCGCTCTGAGAAAGAGGAGTTCACTGACTACGTTTGTGCGGTAGTTAACGCGCCGGATCTGCAAGCAGACATTATTGGCGATCTGGTCAAAGAACTTTGGAAGCGATCCCTTGGGCATAAGATAGCCAATCTCGGCATTGAGATTAGTGAAGGCAGCGACGATGCCGTGGCCCGTTTGGAAAAGATTCTAGAGTCTAATCGGGATGGGCTACTGCCCGATGACTTCGGGCCAACCACCACCAAAGATTTAGATACGCTACTTGAGCTTACAAGCGACGAAGCCCGTTGGAAGTTCAACATTGCAACACTGTCCCGGCACGTTTACGGAATCGGCCCGGGCGAGTTTGGAACGATCTTCGCACTGCCCGAGACAGGCAAGACGGCCTTTGCAATCAGCTTGTGCTGTGCGCCGGGAGGTTTTTGCGAACAAGGGGCTATGGTCCTGTACCTCGGAAACGAAGAGGAAACCCGTAGAACAATGCTGCGGGCGATGCAGGCGTGGGCAGGCAAGACCCGCGAAGAGATAGCCAAGAACACTGATGCGCGGAAAGAAGCATTAGATAAATTCGCGCAGATAGAAGAAAAGATTGAAATGAAGGACATCCAAGAGTGGGATCTGACCCAAGTGGATGCATACCTCTCCGTAATGGCCCCGGATGTAGTTGTCGTTGATCAAGGTGATAAATGCCAAGTAGGCGGCAACTTCTCTGCCTCGCACGAAAGACTCCGCGAGGTTTACCGATCTTTGCGCGAGTTAGCAAAGAAACACCAATGTGCGCTGCTTACCGTATCGCAGGCAAGTAATGAGGCCCGGGGCCGTACCCGTTTGTCAGGCTTCGACATGGAAGGTTCTCGCATCGGCAAGATGGCAGAGAATGATTTGGTGGTGGGCGTAGGCCGCCATGAAAATAGCGAGGACGATGAACCAGACAACACTCGTTATCTCACCGTTTCAAAGAATAAGCTGTCCGGGTGGCACGGCACGGTTATCTGCCGTATCCAGCCTGAGATCAGCCGGTATGTGGAGTAAGCAGCCATGACCGTTATCGTATTAGATTTAGAAACCACTGTAGCGTCTGTTGATGGAAACAAAGACAACAGCCCCTTCAACCCCAAGAACCGTATCGTGTCGGCTCATTGGCGTATGTTGGACGGAGAAGAGATTGGTGAAGCCAAGCGGGCCATCTTTTATCACAAAGAGCATGCTGGGTGTGATGACCCCACAGAACTGAAAGCGGACCTTGCTGCAGCAGATGTGTTGGTAGCACACAACGCAAAGTTTGATGTGATGTATTTGCTGGAGGCGGGCTTTGAGATACCAGAGCGTGTCCATTGCACGATGATTCTTGAGTATATCTTCGCCCGTGCCCAGAACGTAGATAAAAGCCTGAAGGGCACAGCAGAGAGACGGGACGTTACTCGTAAGCGGGACGACCTTGTTGGGGATCTTTTTAAGAAAGGCATTGGTTTTGAAGAGATGCCTCTGGCGGACGTAGTGGAGTATGCCGATACGGACGTTCTCTCCTGCGCTGAAATCTATATTGCCCAGATGCAGGATTTGAAAAAGGGCAGCAATTCATCGTTGGCGGGTGTTGCGGATCTGATGAATGAGATGCTTCTTTTCTTAGTCGAGATTGAACGCAACGGTATCAAAATCGATCAGGATGAACTCGCGAAAGTAGAGCAGGACTTTGTGACAGAAAAGCAGCAGCTAGAGATTGCGCTGCGGGACATTGTTACTGATGTGATGGGAGATACCCCGATCAATCTCAACTCCGGTGCGGACATGACTAAAGTCATCTACAGCCGGGAAGTTATCAACCGTGAGATGCACAAGCGTATGTTTAACTGCGGGGTAGGGCCAACAGGAAAGCCACTGCCTCCTGCCCGGATGAACAACTCCAAGTTTGCCCAGACGGTAAAGCGTACCACCCAGCGCGTGATGAAGACGGTAGCGGAGCATTGTTACACCTGTGATGGTTCCGGGCTGATTCAAAAGATGAAGAAGAATGGAGAGCCGTGGAAGAAGAAGACCAAGTGCCCAGCGTGTCACGGCCAAGGCTTTTTGCTCAATCCTACGGGACAGGTAGCAGGACTGAAGCTCATTCCCCGTGGGCCTGAAGATGCCAGCATCAACGGTTTCAAGACGGACAAGGGAACGATAGGCAAGCTGCTGATACAAGCCCGGGACAAAGATAATCTGCGGGCTATTGAGTTTTTAACGAAGCTGATGCGTCTAAATGCTGTGTCCGTTTATTTAGATTCGTTTGTTGCGGGAATAAAAACGTGGACTCGCCCGTCTGGTATATTACACGCACAGTTTAATCAGACTGTGACCCGCACCGGGCGACTCTCATCGTCCAATCCCAACTTCCAGAACTTGCCCAAAGGACACAAATTTCCGGTACGGAAGTGTCTTGTGTCTCGCTTCGATGGCGGACAGATTTTAGAGATCGACTTCAGCGGACTTGAGTTCCGTGTTGCTGGAGAACTTTCCCGGGACAGTCAGATCATAGAAGATATCCGTAATGGCAAGGATGTGCATAAGCAGACCGCCTCAATCATCAATCAATGTGATGTTGAGGAAGTTACCAAAGATATGCGGCAAGCCGCCAAGGCATACACATTTGCTCCGCTCTACGGGGGTATGGGTGCCAATGAGCCGCCCCACGTTCAGACATACTTCGGTGAGTACTTTAATATCTATAAAGGACTGTCGGAGTGGCATAAAGAGCTAATGAATGAGGTGCTGCGCTCTGGCATAGTGCAGACTCCCTCGGGCCGCCAGTTCCATTTTCCGAATGCCAAACGCCTAGCCAACGGCCGTGTGACCAATGCTACGGCGATTGTGAATTACCCTGTCCAAAGCTTTGCTACAGCGGACATTGTCCCACTTAGCTGCATCAGGGCTTACCAAGAATTTAAACGGCGTCAGTTCAAGACTCGACTTGTTCTCACGGTCCACGATTCCATCGTTTGCGACGTTTACCCGGGCGAAATGTCCGAGGTGTTGGAAGTGTTGGTCTGGGCTATGGAGAAGGTAGACGAGGATTTAATTGACCGGTTTGAATACCATCCAGTGCTGCCCCTCACCACTGAAGCGGAGGCGGGCAAAAATTGGATGGAAACGACACCAATTAGTGTTGCATAAAGCCACTTGCTGGTGTACTTTAAATTTGTTACGAAAAACCTTTAAGGACTATATATATGAGTACTGAAATTTCTACTGTGACACCTGAAGCGGCAAACCAACTCGCAATGATGCTTGGAGCCGTGGATGCCCCAGCCCCTTCCAAGAACCGTCTTCCGAAGCTTAAGGTTAATACCCAGCGCAAGCATCCGTATGAGGGGCAGTTCGTTATTGAGGGTGAGGGCGTTGAGCCTGTCTTTGCTGAAACAGTCAAGATCCGGGTTCTAAGCCAGTTGTTCCAGTGGCTGCATTACGACCCCGAGGAAAACAAGGTTGTTAATAAAACCTTGATGATTCCTAATTTCCGCCACGAAGCTCTTGATATGAAGGGCACCCTGCGTTGCGGAAAGCCGCCTAGTCGCATACTTCGTGAGGCTTCTAAAGAAGAACAAAAGAAGTACAGCGATATTACTTGCTTCCGTCAGTTGCGCGTTATCGTCAATTACTCCGGTAAAACTGAGGACGGCGAAGACGCGACTGTTGAGAACCAGCCAGCGATAATGATGCTGAAGGGTTCTAACTTCAATCCATTTGAAGATGAAGTAATGAAGGTTCTCCCCAAAGGGGCCTCTACCTATGAATACGAGGTAGAAGTCACGGCCGAGGAAAACCAGAACGGCAGCGTGATTTATTATGTCATGCACTTCGCGCCAAACTTGAAGACTAAGCTTCCTCTCACTGACGACATTTACGAGACAATGGTCCACATGGGCAAGCTCGTAAAGGACGAGAACGAGATGATTACGCTGAAGCACCAAGAGGCGCTGCACAATGAGAATCTTTCCTCTGATGCCATCGATGCGTTGGCCGAAGAATTAGAGGAAGACTAATAGTTCTCCCTTGCGGGGCTGTGGGCCATTTCTTCAAACGTTTAGGCCCGTGATTGTGGGACAGCCCCGTTCCTTGGGGTCTGGTCTGTCACTCCTTCGGATCAGACCCCTTTTTTTGAGGTACAAGTGAATTTATCTGAACAATATGCTGCAAAGCTAAAATTACAATTAACCAAACTCAGTAACGGCGAAACGCTGCCGTATGATGACCAGTGGATAGAAGATGCTGGGGAGATGTTTAAGGCGTCTCTCAGAAAGCAGCTTGCGGAACGAGAAAAAGGATTCCGCATTCGTATGTCTAATCTGGGCCGTCCTGTCTGCCAGCTTCAGCGAGAGAAGGCAGGCGAAGAAAAAGAAGTCATGCCATATAACCACATTGTCCGAATGATGCTGGGCGATGCGGTTGAGTGCATCATGGAAGTTTTGCTTCGCGTTGCCGGTTTAAATATTACCGGCGGCAAAGAAGAAGCAGAGCTTGAAATCCACGGTGAGCAGATCCGTGGAGAGAACGATATTGAAATTGATGGCCGGGTGTACGACACCAAAAGCAGCAGTCCGTGGGCATTTAGCCATAAGTGGTCTGAGGGATGGTCCGGTGTCGCTAGAGACGATGCCTTCGGTTATGCCGCCCAGCTATGGGGATACGCTACAGGCACCAATAAGCCGCAGGGTGGTTGGATTGTAGTCAACAAGTCTACCGGCGAAATAGAGATTGTTGAAGCTGACCCTTCCCCTGATGAAGTAGCCCAGCTTGAGGCGTTTATTAGCGAGAACGTTAAAGTCATCGCCACCGACAAGCCTTTTATTAAGTGCTTTGAGCCAACTCAAGAATTGTTCCGCAGCAAGCCTACCGGAAACAAACGTCTGCATACGACATGTACTTTCTGCAGCTTCCGGGCCTCTTGTTGGCCGGACGCCGTGTACAAGCCGCAGGGAGGTTCTAAGGCAGTTAATCCGCGCCACTATTGGTACTCCCACTATGAAGGATAAGTACCTGTGTTCGATGTGCAAAACAAAGGAAGCAGTCATTATTCAAAATGGTTTTCACTTCTGTGCTTCGTGCGGACTTCTGCGCTTGAAGAAGGAAGAAAAGCCAAGGAGTTCCCGTGGTAAAGCATAACACCCGAATGAGAGCGATCCGGGCCGGTTATAAATCTGGAATCGAAAAAGACGTAGCGGACCAGATCCGTCGCGCCGGGAAGGAAGTACAATACGAGCCTTTCAAGATCCCGTATGTCATTCCAGAGAGTGACCATCACTACACTCCTGACTACGTTTTGCCCAATGGCATTGTCATTGAGACGAAGGGCAGATTTCTTTTAGCTGACCGCAAAAAACATATTCTTATCAAGGAGCAATACCCCGACCTTGATATTCGTTTTGTGTTCAGTCGCAGCAACGGAAGGCTGCGGAAGGGGTCAAAAACTACCTACGCCGTCTGGTGCCAAAAGAATGGATTTATGTACGCCGATACACTGATCCCGGCCGAGTGGTTGAAGGAAAAGAAAAATTTAGCATCGCTAAAATTAATAAAAGCATTTGGGGATCAGTAATGAGCGAAAAGACAGAAAAGATACCGATTAACGGCTTCTATATAGAAGTTGGCAGCCATGTAGAGCGGGAATTGTACTTCGGAGCGTCTGAGGACTTCTTTGAGGACGCTGATGAGACTTTCAAAGAGTACATGCGGGACTTCCTGTATGGCATTTACTACATGGTTTCTACCATGCCGGACGAGATAATTGGCTACGGTGCAGCCCTCCGTTCAGAGCGAGAGTTTGTTGAGTTTGCGACAGATTGCAAGAACGACGAACTGGCCCAGAGCAGTAAACGATATACAAATAACGTGTACCCGTTTCCTGACACCACCCGAGACGATGACGATACGGTACATTGATATGGCAAACGCACATTTTCCCCCTTTTGACACAGTAGATAACTCTGGAATGGACTATGACGAACTTCACCCGCATCCCGAGGGCCGGGACATGTCTGCGATCCCGAATCCTAAAGGCATCCCGAAGTCTGGTGGACATCGTACTAATGACTCTGGGCTTGCTAATGATCACAAACTCGCAAGCGACGGCGGAAGTACTGGCTACTATGAGTTGCCTGCTCACGCACGGGAGTTGCGGCATTTAATTAGCCACAAGGCCATGAGCAAAGCCCGTGGAGATATTTTCAAAGCCTGTTACCGGCTTGGAGAAAAGGAAGGCGTCGATATTTGGTACGACCTTCGTAAGATGAAATTTTTCATCGAAGATTTAATCGAAATGCATGAAAGAGGGGAACACCTTTAATGGGGCAAATGACATTTGAAGAGTTTCAGGAAATCAGTTCTGAAACTGCAATCTATAGTAAGCAATGGTCCGTGATGTACCCGGCGCTGGGTTTAGCCGGAGAAGCTGGCGAAGTCTGCAATAAAGTAAAGAAGATTTTCCGCGATGATCACGGATACTTGGCAGATGAAGTGCGTGAGGCACTAGCGAAGGAATTGGGAGATGTCTTGTGGTACATTTCCGCCCTTGCTACGGATCTTGATTTAAATCTGGACGATATAGCAAGGGGCAACCGGGACAAGCTAGAGTCTCGGCATAAAAGGGGCGTTATTGGCGGCAGCGGGGACAATCGATGAGCAAGAACTATTACTTTCCTTCAGATTACGAAGAATTTATCTACAAGAGCCGGTACGCCCGGTGGAATGGCGAAAGAAGAGAAGAGTGGCCGGAGACTGTGGACCGCTATTTCGATTGTCTTTTAACCTCCGTCAAAGAAAACCACGGATTCTCTCTCAAGCCCTCCGTTGAAGAAGAACTTCGGGCTGCCATTCTTAACATGGACGTAGTTCCTTCTATGCGGGCGCTAATGACCGCAGGGGATGCCCTTACCCGGGACAATACAGCCGGGTATAACTGCGCCTACCTAGCTGTAGACGACCCCAAGGCCTTTGATGAGGCCATGTTTATCCTGCTATGCGGGACCGGGGTAGGTTTCAGTGTAGAAGAGATTCACATTAAGAATCTCCCAGAAGTCCCTGATAAATTGTTTGATTCTGAGACAGTAATACATGTCCGAGACTCTAAAGAAGGCTGGGCGAAGGCTCTTAGACAGCTTCTGGCGCTGCTCTGGAGCGGGGAAGTACCAAAGTGGGATGTGTCTAAGGTCCGCCCTGCTGGAGCGAGGCTCAAGACGTTTGGCGGCCGTGCATCTGGCCCGGAGCCGTTAGTAGAGCTATTTAATTTTGTTGTTCAGGTATTCCAAAGAGCGCAGGGCCGAAAGCTTACCTCTCTGGAGTGCCACGACATAATGACTTACATCGCTAGGGTCATTGTAGTCGGTGGGGTCAGAAGGAGTGCTATGATCTCACTGAGTGACCTTGGCGATGACCGAATGCGTCACTGCAAGTCCGGCATGTGGTTTGATGATGAACCACAACGCGCCTTGGCTAATAACTCAGCAACGTACAACGACAAGCCGGAGATGGAGACATTTATCCGTGAGTGGTTGTCTTTGATTGAGTCTAAGTCCGGGGAGCGGGGTATATTCAACCGCCAAGCCTCGACTAAACAGGTGACTAAGTACAACTCCCG